GATCTCAAGTTGGCGGGTCTGAAAAATGAATTGGTGCAGATCAACGACAAGTATCGAAAGATCAAAATGAAGGTCTATTGCCCGGACAAATACGTTCCTGTGTCAGATTCTTTGACATTTGATGAACACGAAATTGCAAAGTCGATCGACGTCGGTTACTCCAGTCATCGACTGTGTATGATATATGAGTAATGTCGTACGCCCTACTACAGAATGCTAATCTCGGACCGAGCCGAGCCAATCTGACCGGATCATCGGGAGTAGGGTATACCGTCCTCGATGAAACAGGCGCTGTCATCACAGCAAGAACGACGGCGGGTGTCTATCAGTTAGCCTCAGGCTCGGGCATCTACGCGGCTCTCGTCACTTTTCCTGACAATTTCAAAGGCCAAGTCCTTTGGGATGCGCCGGCCACAGGATCGTTACAGCAGGTTTTCGCCGCCGAAGATCAGAACTACTTGGGTAACAATCCCAAGGTAGATGACATTTACATGCAATTGATCTTGGTGTCAGGTAGTGTCGATTTTATTAGACACATCGAGGGCGGCCGCTGGAAAATCACTGCCAATCAGATGGTGTTCTACAAGGATGACAATTCTACTGTTGTTGCGACCTTCGACCTCTACGACCAGTTCGGATCACCGACTGATAATGAAGTCATGGAGCGTCGACGTGCATGATTCGAAATCGAATCGTCACGAGAGGCTTCTCTAAGACGACGAGAAACCTGATAGTAACGAGAGGATTCATTCCTTCTCTCGTGCAGCAGGTGCAAGAAGCTGTCATTCACTTCCTCAAGAAGGGCCGCTCCGCTTTTCATTATCGAAGGAAAGATGAATGTGATGAGTTCACGATTCGAGCCTCTCTAGTGAGAGTCAACAAGATCGATCTAGTACGACCTATCTCTAATCAGATCAAGGTCGTCATTTGCCCGAATCCGAGCCTCTTTGTTAGAGCCAAGGATTCTGTTAGAACGGCCGTCATTGAGACGATCAGGACGATACTTATTAGAGCAGGAATCACGAGATGGAAGCGATAGAAATCAAGCTAGACGAGCAGAATGAGCTTTTCTTCAACGTGCAGGTCGAAGGATCTTCTCCAGGTGCGGTGACTGTGAGGCTTGTTTGCGAGTCCGAAGATTTTTCGGCCGTCTTTCCCGGATCATATACTGACGAGGGTGAAGTCAGAGTCGTCATTCCCGAACTCAAGAAGAACGCTTCCTTCAAGGAAGGCAAGGACTACGAGGCCAAACTTGAGGTAATGGTCGAAAATCGTTTCTTCATCCCTCTCAAGTTCGACATGACGTTCAAAGAGTCCGTCAAGGTATTCGCTGAAGTTTCTACCAAGACCTCGTCTCTGATTGAAAACAGGACCAAAAAGCAGGAATCTGTCGTCGAAGTCAAGAAGAACGAGCCCATCGTCTCCGCCAAGATCGTTAGTCGCCCTTCACTCAAGGAAACCGTCGACCGTCGCAAGTCTGACATCTTCAAGCGTCTGAGCAATCAGACCAAGAAGTGATCAACGATACGGATTCTGCCGGCAACTATAACAGACAAGCGTCCCATCTTCTTGGTTGGGTTCGGCTTTATCGTAAAATTCGTCGCAATTGATGCAATTCATACCATCAGCTCTATGAGAGATTTTGATGATGTTGTTTTTGCGTAATGAGATTCCGAGCTCTCCGATAAACTTCGGATGAGCCCCGTATCGTCTGGCCAGCTCGGGTCGGATGCGAAAAGTTGATTTCATGCCGGCGGCTTCATATTCCGGAACGTAAGCGACGTATTCCCATGTATTTTCGTCTAGCATTATCCTGCCAGCGATAGTCAAAGTGATTCTATCCTCGCAGCGTTCGTGGCGGGCGATGATGATGCCATCTTTTACTTTGCAGACGACGTGATCGCCAGGTAAGCAGCCATCTGCTGGTACCATCATCTCGTCCTCTTCGTTGAAAAGATCATCGACAAAATCATCGATGTTAATGTTGTCGAAATTGATGGTGAACATGGATCGATGGTAATCCTCCCGAGTAGATTAGACATCTCAGGACGCCTCTAAGATATTTATCGAGAAGACATGTCGACCTTCGTGCAAACGATCAATCCGACGCCTTATGGCGTCTTCGATTCCGATTCACAATTCCAGTCGGACGCGGACAAGACTGTCGTCTTTGTCAAGCGAATGTTGGGAGATGATGTCCTAAGCGTTGAGCTGACGAAGAAGATGATCTGGGCATGCTTTGAGCTAGCGTGTCTGGAATACGGAAAGATCATCAACGACTACGCGTTGAAGTCGCAGCTAGCTAATCTTCTCGGGCAGCCGACGAGTTCGAACGTCACGAATACGTTCCCACGACAGACTCTAGAGTTTCTCTTTAGACAAGCCGAACCCTATTCTATGGAAGCAGGCGTCGGAGGATCGTACGAGACAACATTGGGTTACATCGATCTGCAGTCAGGTCGACAAGATTACAACATCTATACCGAGCTCAAAAACTCGAGTGGTTCGTATCTGTTTCCTAACTTGAGCGCTTCCCAACAAACGAAGCTCAGGATGGTGGAAGTTTACCATTTCAGTCCCGTCACGGCCCAACAGTTCCTTCTCAACGCTTCAAACATCACTAATTTCCTAGCGACGGAAATGAAATACGAATCGTACGTCAACAGTACGGTTTTCTATGTTCTGCCCATTTTTGAGGATGTTCTTCGCCGCAGCATGCTTGAAGCCGCGTACAGAGTACGCCGATCCAATTACAGCTATTCGCAATACGGCCCAATAATTCGAATCTACCCCGTGCCGACAGAAGCGGGCGATCCGACCTTCGTCGACCGGCTCTGGATCAGAGTTCGAACTCTGCCTGATCCGCTCAATCCGGACTACGGATCGATCAGCGGCTCGATGATTCAGGACAGCACGATCAGCGGCTCGATTTCGAATCCGTCCAACGTTCCCTTTGTCGATATTCAATATCATCTGATCAATTCTCCGGGCAAACAGTGGATTAGGGACTATACATTGGCTCTGGCGACGATCGTTCTTGGTCGAGTCAGATCTAAGCTCAAGACTCTTCCTATTCCGGGTGCCGAATTGCAGCTTGATGGAGAAGAATTGGTCTCCCAGGGTAGAGAAGACAAGGACAAGCTTCTTGATGATCTGAGAACTATGATGGATGATCTGACGTATGACAAGCTGATTGAGCGAGAAGCCAACAAGGCTGAATTGCTCAATCAGCAGCTGAAGTACCTCCCGATGCCGGTCGGAAAGAGCATCTACATCGGATGAGCGCGTCCTACTTATGAAGTAGTATGGCTCGTCTTTTTGTCACACCTCGAGAACTCAATTTCATCTCTGACATTACTAAAGAGTATGTCAAGGATATCATTGGGCAATTCATCTATTACTACCCGATCTCTGAGATCAAGACGACCAATCACGATGTCTATAACGAATCTATCGAGAAGGTCTTTGATAATCCGATCAAGATCGAGGCTCATATCGGTCAACCGGTTCAGAAGAACACGACCGGTAAGGTGGGTTACGAACAGAATTGGACGCTAGAGGTTTTCATTCAACATCGAGACATGATCGACAAGGGAATCAATATCTCTGTCGGAGATTTCTTTACTTACGGTCCCGTCACTTATGAAATCGTCGCTGCTGATTTTGTTCGAAATATCTTCGGACAGGTCGAGCACATCGACGGTATTAAGTTGACCGGTCAGAACGTTCGAGAGAGCCAATTCAAAGTTCCCAAGCTTGGAGGTCCGACGCAGGCTGACTACGGAGACCCCGATGCTGTGCAGGATGAGTTCGTCCAGCAGCGAGGATACGATAACAATCGACAGGGTCCAACGGCAGATAAACGAGATTTGCAAGAGACAGGAGTTCTCACTGAACCCATTTCGGGCCCGGCTGAAATTTCGGGCGATGGAGATCCGGACGACGTAGGATCAGCTTTCTATGGTGACGATTCATGACGACTCGGTACAAAGCGGGAGATCCTCGGGGAGTTCCTTCGGGCTATGGCAGTCCCGATGTACCCACTGACATTTCGATCCCGGGTTGCGGCCTGACGGATGTCGACAGAGCTCTGTTCAACTTTTTCGACAAGCAGCTCAAGCTGACGGTACGCAACGAAAAATCGGGAGAGACCAAGAAAGCTCCCGTCATTTTTGCTACCGGAGAACGCTGGGCTCTTTTCAAGAAGGAGAGACCCTTCCGAGACAACAATCAGACGATCATCCTTCCTTTGGTCACTGTTCGAAGAACCGGTCTAGAGCAAGACATTGCTAGCGATATCACCGGCCGCGGCATCAATCAACAAACGGGAGAGCTTGTTATCAAAAGAAAGCTGTCTCCTCGCGACCGATCATATCAGAATCTAATCGCCAAGTTGGGTCTTCCTAACCAGCGCAATGTTTCTAGATCGCGCATCTCAGGGTCTATCGATACTGATCGTCCAATCAATGAGCACGCTTACGATAATGTCGTATTGGATGGTGGCTTGTTGTCACCGATCAATGACAAGAACATCTGGGAGATCATCACTATCCCTTCTCCCCAATTCTACAAAGCGACTTACGAGATCACGTTTTGGACGTCTTACGCTGTCCACATGAATCAGATGATCCAGCAAATGATGACTTCCTATCTGATGCAAGGCGGCGCCAATTTCAGAATCGAAACGACCCAGGGATATTGGTTTGTAGCCAGCATTGTAGACAATACCTACAAGCCCGAAGATAATTCTGAGGACTACGGAGAGGAAGAGCGACTAGTCCGCTATAGCTTCCAGATTACTGTCCCGGCCTACCTCATCGCGGGAGAAAATATCTCCGGCACGCCCGCGGCGACTCGTCGATATGTCTCAGCGCCGCTTGTGACTTTCGCCGTAGGATCGGACGAATTGGAGCTAGTTAATAACGCTATCCCGGATCAAAAGACAAACGATCCGGATCTGGCGGGAGATCCAACAGATCCGAGGTTCGTACTCAACGATCCCAACAGCAATTTTCCGCAAGAGGCCACCAAGAGAGTCGAATCCGCGTACTCTTCCAAGGTCGTTCTTAATCCATTCTCAGGCAAAAACGAGACTCGCTATTTGAAAGTCGTGACTACAAACCCATCGACCGGCGAGACCGTGTATAGGGATATCGACGGTCTGAGCTTCAAAATCGTAGAAGAATGATCCATTATCTATTCTACGCGGAAACGCAGATACTTATAACTGGGTTTGTAGAGGAGCTTCCATATGGCAGAGCAGACATTTAGGTCTCCCAATTTCTTCGAGCGCGAAATCGATCAGTCCGCTCGAGAAGCTGGCGGTCCCGTCGGGACCCCGGCAGGGTTGATTGGTACGTCCCAGAAAGGACCGGCTTTCTTCCCGATTACGGTCGCGACGTTTAGCGAATTCATTTCTAAGTTCGGAAATCTCGATTTCCGTAAGTACGCGCCTTACGCGGCGAACGAGTTTCTCAAGCACCGCTCTGCTTTGACATTCATGAGGGTTCTCGGAGCCGGATCGAACGAGTCCGTAGCGGACATCGCAAAGGCGCAGCTGACTGATCGAGTCAAGAATGCAGGATTTTTCGTCACTGGTACGGCCGCAGATAACGATTCTTTGGGTCGACACATGGGATGCGTCCAGTTCCTGGCAGCAGCGCATACGTTCACTTCTAACGAGACGTGGGGTTACCCGGTCTTCACGGACAACGACAGCTTCGGACCGTCGTCTGGCAATATCGTCCGCGGCATGCTTCTCATGGCGTCAGGCGCTCGAGTGCAGGTCCTCGGCGGAGCGGTCGCTTTGCCTGGAAATCTCAATTCGACCACTTCTGACCTAGCGGCTGTTTCGGGCGATCGATTCAAGCTCGTCCTTTCCTCGGCTCTCGGTACCAGCTTCGGCAACGGAGACGGTCTGCCGGGTATTCGGGTCTACAGCGCGTCCATGAATCCGACGGATGACGATTACTTCGCCAAGCTCCTCAACAGGGATCCTGAGAAGTTCGAATCCGAGCAGCACGTCCTTTATGCTGATTTTGCAGTCGATGCTGAGCTAGCGGTCGCGACCTCTGTCGCTGTCCTGTCCGGATCGTCTTACCAGTCCAACAACTCGGGAGAGACGTCCTTCAACATGAGGACGGCATTCGGACACTTCGATACTCGTTATCGAGCACCGTCGACGTCCTGGTTCATCTCCCAGCCCTTTGGTAAGACAGAGTACGATCTCTTCCGTTTCGAAGCTATCGACGACGGAGAGTATGCCAATAAACTCTACAAGGTTTCTATCTCCAACATCCGAGCCTCTCTGGATGATTCCCGACCGTACGGAACCTTCACGGTCCTGATTCGATCCTGGAATGATTCGGATACCAATCAAGATGTTCTCGAGACCTTCCCGAACTGCACCCTCGATCCGACGTCGGACAACTTCATCGCTCGAGTCATCGGCGATCGCAAGGTCTACTTCAACTTCGACGCGGAGTCGGAGTCGGAGCGACGATTCGTCGTCAACGGCAAGTACGCCAACCGTTCGCAGCTAGTTCGAGTCATCGTGCATGAAAATGTCGAAAAGGCTCTGACTCCTGTCAAGTGTCTACCCTTCGGCTTCCGCGGTCCGCAGCTGCTGAAGACCAATGATTCTCTGGCTGATGCGTCTTCTTTCGCTTACCGACTCGGCGGCGTCGGCGTCAATTCTTTGTCGGCCTCGATTCTGCCTCCTCTGCCCCTTCGATTCAAGGTCACCCGCGGCGAAGTTCAGCAGAGCGGATTCGTCGGATCTCCGGGACCGACTGAGTTGGCTAACGGCTCTCTCTTCTGGGGTGTCAAATACGAACGCACCACCGATCCTCTGAACTCTAACATCACTTCCGAAAAGAACACCCTCCTCGAGGCTTACTCGAAGATGCTGGGACTGTCAAAGCTCGATGTTCTGGTCACTGGCTCCGGAGCGGACACCCTCAACAACAACAAGTTCACTCTAGCTAAGGTCGCCCTAGCTAACTCTTCTCTGGCCGAACTGACGGCATCCGTCAACGATCACATGAGAGAGGCAGCCTACATGCGAGACGCCACTCTCGATCCGACGGATTACACCGTCAACGATCCGGCATTGGCTAACCGACGTCTGACCTTCGGAAGTTTGGTCGCTCTGACCTCGTCCGTCGATTTCAACCGCTTCACTCAGTTCATGAAGTTCACGAACATGATGTACGGCGGATTCGATGGTGTCAACATCCTCGACAAGAATGCCAAGCGCATGAACGACAAGGCGTCTTCCTTCGACGCTGGCGGCGGAGCCGAGGCGAGTTACGTGGCTCCTGGACTTCGTTACAATCCGAACGGCACCGGTCCGACGAACAACACTGTTTCGTCTTATCTTGCCGCGGCGAGCATCATGCTCAATTCGATGGTATCGACCGTCAATGTGTTGGCGATTCCGGGTATCCGCGAACCGTACATCACTGATCAGGTCGCTGCCAAGGCCAAGTCTTACGGATTGGCTCTGTACCTGATGGATCTCGTACCTTTCGACGATAGCAGCAACCGTCTCTATGACGATTCTGTCGCTAAGCCCGATGTTGAAAAGACGATCGCGCTCTTCGAAGGACGAGGAGTCGACAACGATTACACGGCGACTTACTTCCCGGATGTCTTCATCAACGATGAAGTCAACAGCCGACGAGTCAAGGCCCCGTCCTCCGTCGCGGCAGTCGCTGCACTAGCTCTGAACGACCGGGTCGCGTATCCTTGGTTCGCTCCGGCCGGTTTCAACCGAGCAGCTCTCGATTTCGTCACCAACGTCCCGGTCCGACTTTCTGTCGACGATCGAGACAAGCTGTACGATTCTCGAATCAACCCGATCGCTACCTTCCCCCGTCAGGGATTCGTCATCTTCGGTCAGAAGACTCTGAAGATCAAGAAGTCGGCCCTCGATCGAGTCAATGTCCGCCGAATGCTCCTCGAAATCAAGAGGACGATCGTCGGAGTCGCTTCCCGTCTGGTCTTCGAGCAGAACACGCAAGATGTCAGGAACAAGTTCCTCGATGAAGCTGGCGCGTTCATCGCTCTAGTCCAGGCTCAGCAAGGAATCGAATCGTTCAAGATCATCATGGATGATTCCAACAATACGCAGGAAGACAAGGACCTCAACCGATTGAATGGAAAGGTCATCGTCGTCCCGACTCGAGCCGTCGAGTTCATCTCGATCGACTTCGTCATCACGAACAGCGGAGTTCAATTCACGTCCTAATGATGGAAACTCTATATTTAGATTTGCGTAGGAGATAATCGTGGCACAAGCAAAGTTTGGCAGCGCAGGAGTAACGGCAAGGGAGATCGATCTCTCATCGCCTCTTACCGTCGAACCGTCTGGCGTACCCGCCGGAGTCATCGGTACTGCGAACAAGGGTCCCGCCTTTGTCCCGGTCACGGTAGGAACCGACACCGACTTCTATGCGAAGTTCGGAAGGACCGATGGAAAGAAATTCGGACCGCTAGCCGCTATCGAATGGTTGCGCAACGCGGGTTCCGTCACCTACATGCGAGTCCTCGGAATCGGAGACGGTAAGCGTCGAGTCGCTGATGGTACCTTGGCAGGATCTGTCAACGACGCCGGCTTCGTCGTCGGAGAGAATCAGCCGCACGAAACCACGGGATTCCTTCTCGCTAATCCTTACGCCAATACTGGCGGACCCTCCGGAAGGACTTACTTCCTGGGAGCTTTCATGTCGGAATCGGCCGGCTCAACAGTCTTTAGCTCGGCTGGACTGCAGGGTACGGGCGGCGTGACAGGAGACGTCAATAGCGCCGTTCCTATCATCCGCGGAATCCTGATGGCAGCTTCGGGAGTCGTTCTCAGGCTCTCTTCCTCTTTTGTTCCTTCGGCTGCTCCGCTGTCGTCCTTCGTGGCTACGGCCGGCGGCGGACAGGGAAGCATGCTCGGAGATGTCATCCTCAAGGACGGCACTAAGTCCAAGCAGGAATTCACCGTCATCCTCAACGGTCACAAGGGAACCGATCCTTCATATCCGAACATCCTGACGGCTTCGTTCGATATGACGGCACCCAACTACTTCTCGAACGTCCTCAACAAGGATCCGTTCAAAATGCAGCAGGCGGGTCACTACCTCTACACTTACTTCGACGTTCACCCGGTCGCCGCTCGTCTGACGGGTTCCTCTATCATTACAGGAACTCTGGGAGCTGATGCTGCCACTGCTGCTAAGGTCGGTCTCGAGCCCTCGGCCTTCTTGGTCACGGGTGCGGCTGATTACAATGCCGGCACGGACACTATCCCGAACTACGAAAATTTCGAAGATCGATTCTCCTCGGCAGCGACGCCCTGGATCGTCTCTCAGAAATTCGGAGGCAGTGCCATCAACCTCTTCAGGTTCGTATCTGTCGATGCTGGCGAGGGAATGTCTCAGCGAATCAAGTTCTCTATCGAGAACATCGCTCGCTCCGATGATCCGGCCAACAAGTACGGAACGTTCGATGTCGTCATTCGAGATCTCCTCGACCGAGACGACGAGCCGGTTCCTCGCGAGGCCTTCCGCGGTGTCACTCTCGATCCTTCTTCGGATCGATATATCGCTAAGATCGTCGGAGATGTTCGTACCTACTTCGAATTCGATAAGGTCGAATCTTCTCAGAAGCTTGTCGTAGAAGGAAATTACTCGCTACGTTCCAATCTGGTCCGTGTCGAAGTCTCCTCTCTAGTAGAAAATTCGGAAATCGACCCGACGGCTCTGCCTGTCGGAGTTCGAGGACCGTCTCACCTTGTCACTTCCGGTTCGGCTCCTCTAGCCGTCACTAGTTCGGTGCAGCTCGCTGTCTCTAATGCAATGAAGCGTGCGGTTGAGATTCCTCTGCCGATGCGTTCCAACATTACGGTCGGTTCGGGCAACAAGCGAGCCGCCAACAGCGCTTACTACTGGGGTGTCCAATTTGAGCACACTACGAATCTGACGACCCCGAACGCCAGCATCATTCCGAACAAGAGCATCAACGGCTTTGCCAAATTCCTTCCTGATTTCATGACGAACACTCAAAATGTGGTCGTCTCTAACAACGAGGGAACGGGAGACACTGTTGAGAATGGCATCATGGATGCCGATCGTTTCAACCGAAACTTCTTCTCTCTGGAGAACATCCAGGTTGTTACCAACTCTACGGGCTTGGCCGATCCGGCTAAGTGGGTCGATGCAGCCTATGTCCGAAAGGGTAACATCACTCCCGACGACGCTGCCAAGACGCGTGCCTTCAAGGTTGCCGACTTGACTCAACCCAATAGAAAGTACTGCAAGTTCTCCTTCATCATGCAGGGAGGCTTCGACGGCACCAACATCTTCGATCGTAACGAATCGGAGATCAATAACGCTGCTGTCACGGCCGATATGAACGATACGGCACGAGCCCTCAACAAGGGACCGAACGTTCGAGCATACGCCAAGGCGATCGAGATCATGAAGGATACCACCGCAGCCGATCTCCAGCTGTTGGCTATCCCGGGCATGCGACACTCGGTCGTCACCGACGCCGCCGCCCTCGCCGTCAAGGATCGATTCGATGCTCTCTATCTGATGGATATCGAGGAGTATGACGCGACGGATACTCTGATCACCAGCTCGGTGCAGATCCCGCACGTCGGCAACACGGTCACCAACTTCGTTGGTCGAGCTGTCGACAACTCCTTCGCCGCGGCTTATTACCCTGACGTCATCGTTACCGATCCGAATACGAACACGAACGTCGTCGTTCCTCCTTCGGTCGTCGTCCTCGGAGCTTTCGCTCTGAACGATCGAGTCGGATTCCCCTGGTTCGCTCCCGCCGGTTTCACTCGAGGTGCTCTGCAAACGACCCTCGAGGCGACGGTCAAGCTCTACAAGGACAACATGGACAGCCTTTACGAGGCTGATGTCAACCCGATCGTTTCCTTCCCCGGACAGGCTCCTGTCGGTGGACAGGCGGGCGGCCTAGTCATCTGGGGTCAGAAGACCCTTCAGGCCGCGGCCACCGCTCTCGATCGAGTCAACGTTCGTCGACTCCTCATCGCCCTCCGCCGAGAGGTCCGAGAGGTCGCCAATACGATCATCTTCGAGCCCAACCGAGAGACGACTCTACAGCGTTTCGAAGCGGCCGTCCGCCCGAGGTTGGAGCGAATTCAAGCTCAGAAGGGTATCGATTCCTTCTTGGTTCGAATCGACACTACGACGACTACCCAGTTGGATGTTGAAAACAACACCATCAAAGGCAAGATCTTCGTTCTTCCGACCAAGACTGTCGAGTTTGTCTCGATCGACTTCGTCGTGACTAACCGAGGACAGAACGGTCTCTGATAGGAGGCTCTAGGAGGCTCTCCAGATGACCGATAGAAATCTAAGGTTGACACTAGGCGATCTCAAGAAGATTATTTCTGAGGTCATGCAAGAGGCTGATCCTGTTCCTGGAGCCGTCGGAGATCCGATCGGTAAGAAGAAGAAGGATCGATCGTCTAAAGAAGCTACCGATCAGCGCAAAGTCATAGATGCCGTTCGAGTCGCTATCTCGGACGCCGTGACGACCGACGTCAAGCAGAAGGTTCACAAGTTCCTGATGCAGAAGGGCGTTATCAAGTACTCCGATATCGAAATCATTTCTGAACCTCCCAAGACCCTGATCCGTCTCAAGGACGTCAATGGAGAGGGTGGACAGGATATGATCTACCTCGTCAACGTGACGAAGATCGTGTGACAACATGAGAATCAAACTAGGCGAGCTTCGAAAGATCATCAAAGAAACTCTGGACGAGACGCGTCCCTGGGGCCGAGAAGTCGGCGCCGAGTGGGACGAACCCGACGGAGCCAAGTGGGATCGGATCGAATACTACAAGCAGAAGCGCAAGGAAGCAGAGAAGAAAAAAGCTGCGGCCCGAGCCCATGCTCTAGCTACCGTTCCGCAGCCCGAAAAGAAGAACGAAATCGACGAAACCGATGGCGGTTGGTTTGACAGTGTTTTGTCCAAGGCCAAAGCCGTTGCGATGACTGACGTCGGCGGGCCCGAAGGTTTTTTGTCGCCGGCCGATCGGATCAATCGTCACGCTAAACCCAAAAGCGGTCCCAGCGACGAATTCAAAAAGTGGCAGGAAAAACGAAACAAGAAGCAAGAAGTTTCGGAGACAGGAGCTTACTACGGTAAGACAGCGCCGGCTCGGGGTGTCGTCCTTGGCGGAAACGACCAAGAAGATCCAAAAATGGTTTCAGCATGCGGAGATCCTAGTTGCAATGGTTGCGAATACGATCCTCCTGAATATGATGAACCTCCTGTCATGTGCTGGTGCGGTGATAGGGATTGCTCGCACTACGAGTAAGCGCGATTAAACTTGCGCGAAGGAATATTTAGGAAAAGGTAAGGACTCATGGCTGATACACTTGGCGTTTCCGATATGCTTCCGAATAAGTTCCAGCCCAAGCAAAAGAACCGCTGGGTGCTGGCTATCGAAGGTATCGACTCTTTTATTTGCAAAACGGCTGCTCGCCCGACTATCAAGACGGACGAAATTGAAGTGCCGTTCATCAACTCACACCGGTACCTCGCCGGAAAAACGAAGTTTGATCCGATTACGATCACTCTTCACGACCCCATCGCTCCGTCGGGAGCTCAGCAGGTCATGGAATGGATTCGACTTTGCTTCGAATCTGTCTCAGGTCGAGCTGGTTTCGCCGACTTCTATAAGAGAGACATCCAACTCAAACTCCTCGACCCCGTTGGAACCGTAGTTGAACTCTGGGACATCAAAGGAGCCTTTATCACCGAGGCAAACTTCGGTGAACTCACCTATGAAGCAGGAGAGCTCGTAGAGATCTCCATCAACGTGCGTTACGATAACGCTGTTCTCCAGTACTGATTTTCAAATTCAGTCTGCAAAAAGCCAACCTCTTACCTTACTATTGAGCTCTAAGCAACCCTTAGGGCTCGATTCCTTTAAAGGACAGAATGAAAGACGGCAAGATCTCCGGTCCCGTGTTCCAGACTTTCGATACGTCCTCAATTAATTACAAGCCGACCAAATTGGATATGGATGACAGGATATTACAGAATATTCTGGGAATGATCCAGAGGTCGGAAAAGCCTCTGATGGCAGGTCCTATAGCTCTTTGGTTCGAGCTGCGGATGAACTACGTCCTAGCTGCTCTGCAAATTCTGCAGGATCGAGGCTTGATCATCAAGCTAGATTTGTCAGATCGGAAACGTTATGGCTTTGCTGAATACGCAGAGGCCTTTTGGACGACCGAAAAACTGACGAAGCGCATATAGTATTCTCAAGCGTTTACCAAGTTGGTGCAGCGCTATAGAATCTAACTGGAGTGCTTTCATGAGCGAAGAGAGGAACGAAAGAAACGCGATCTTCGGATCGGGCGGGCCGTCGTCGGCAGCCGCTGCTGCAAACATTAAGGCGTCGATGGGGCTCGATATTCCGACGGAAATCGTGCCTCTGCCGTCGCAAGGCAAGATCTATGCTGTAGATTCTGCCCTTCACGCAAAGGACACCCTTGAGATCCGACCGATGACGACCCGAGAAGAGGATATTCTGACCAATAGAGCTCTCATCAAAAAGGGAACTGTCGTCACGGCCCTCATCAAGGCTTGCCTTGTCAACCCTGATGTCAATGTCAAGGATCTGATTGCTGGAGATCGAAACGCTCTGATGATCGCCATTCGAGTGACGGGTTACGGAGCGGATTACACAGGAGAGCTAGAATGCTCTGAGTGTAACGCTAAGTTCCAGCACGAGTTTGATCTAGCTCAGCTGCCGATCAAGCCGCTCGATATCGAACCGGTTTCGATCGGTACTAACGAATTTGCGTTTACGCTGCCCTTGACCAAGAAGAAGGTCACCTTCAAATACCTGACCGGTCGAGATGAAGAAGACATTATCGCTCGACAGGAAGCTATGAAGAAGAAGGCAATCAATGGTGCTGACAACGTCGTCACTACTCGATTGTTGTATAGCATCGTCAGCATCGAAGGATGTTCCGATCGTTCTCAGGTCGTCAATTTCATCAACAATATGCCGGCCCGAGATTCTTTGGCGTTGCGTAAGTTCATGGACGATCACGAGCCCGGAGTCGAGATGAAGCAGATCGCCTCCTGCACGGCATGCGGAGCCTCGGAGGAGGTCGAGGTGCCCATGGGGGTCAAGTTTTTTTGGCCTAACGCCGGAAGATAAAGCTGACGTCGTCCTCGAGCCCATATACCTTCTGATGTATTATGGAGGCTTCTCTTACGTAGAGGCCTACAACATTCCAGTCGTTTTCAAGCGATGGTGGATCGATCGGATCTCTAAGGAGATCGCTCGAGCCAACCAGGGAGAAGCTCCGCCCGGAAGCCGAGCCAGTCATCATGACAATCCCGAAACAAACGCTCTCCTCAACAAAACGAGGACGCAAGCTCCGACACGTAATCGTCGTTTCACATAGTTATGACAATGGAAGACAAGAAGGGTCCCATCAACGAGCTTCACGTCAATCTGCTGGGAAAGATCTTTCTAGCGGGCGTCGCGGCCTGGATGGTTGGTAAGGCCACCAACCTCAAAATTCGTGGGGAAAAGCACGAGATCGATGCTGTGTCCAACGCTCTTCTTTCCTCTCGAAGGTTTCAAGAAGAGATCGGCAAGCCCGGGGCTACAGTTCAGTCCGTTATGCAGAAGCTGGGAATGAAGCAACTGTCCGCTAAAGAGTTCGAGAGAGTGCTGGGCGTTCCGTTCCCAATGTGATAGATATCCTTAGCGTCGATGGCTGATAATCTCAAGCTACAGCAGGATATCAACAAGGCAATTGCCGAGCGAAACAAGATGCTGGCGGAGGGCGAAGCCGCCATCCAGCGTCAGGCCAAGCTCTATGCTACTTTGCTTGACGTCATGGCCGGTAAGAAAGGCTCTGAAGCCATCGATCAGATGATTCAGAAGCTCGATTCTGCCAAATCATCGATGCAGCAAATGGCTCAAGGGGCCGAAGAAGCGACTCAAAAGACGTCCAAGTCTTTCAACGTCACCGAAAAAGATATCGATCGTCTGTTTGGGTCCAGTAAGAGC